GAAACGTTGATTGCCAAAACCGGGCAAATGTTCCGGTTTATCGCAATGGACGTGGGGTTTATCATTCCCACGGAAAACCGGGACGATTGGACGTATATTTGTACCCGGTTGTTGGATTTGCTCAAACGCTATTATTCGCAATTAACATTATCCGAGGTTAAATTAGCGTTTGAATTGCTGATTACCGGGGAATTAGACGACTATTTGCCAAAGGATAGGGACGGCAACGCCGAACGGAAACATTACCAACAATTCAACGCCGATTATTTCGCAAAGGTATTGAACGCATATTGCCGGAAACAAAACCAAGTTATCGGCAAAGCATATACAGCGTTGCCGGAACCGAAAAAGGAGTTAAGCCCGGAGCAAATCCGGTATTATCGCAATCAATCGGTTATGACTTGTTTAATGTGTTTTATGCGCTATAAATATACCGGGCGTTTAGTGTTTGGATTAACCGGCGAAATGTTTGTTTATAATTGGTTGTTGGGCGTTGGGTTAGCGGATGAAGTGAAAGAAACCGAGGACGACCGGAAAGAAGCGTATAACCGATTTTTGGCACGTGCCGCCCGTGGGTTCGTTAATGAATTTACGGTTTATCACGTTCGTAAACAAGGAACCCAAAGCCCGGAAATTGATTATACAGCCTTTGAGGTTGCCCGGCGTAAAGAGATTAAACGGACGTTCGACCGGATGATTAAGGACGAAGTTTACATTTACAATTATTTGAAATTTGATTATGAAAATAAATGATAACATAGAGATAACAAATGAGAATAATTTAGATTTAATGAAAAGATATTCGGATAAATATTTTGATTTGGC